TCCAGAGGCGGCCCAGCATAGCGGTCACGCAGCGAGTTGAAGCGTTCCGCCAGCATGGCCTGCGTAAAGCGGGAGCCATGCAGGCCCTTGAACTTGAGTGTGGTGAGCTCAGCATCCCCGTGCAGGCTGCGACTGGTGGCATCCAGGAGCAGGTTCGACCGTGTGAAGGTGTCGCGGATATCGTCATAGTTCCAGCGGATAAGGATACGGTTGAGCACGTCCTTCATGTTGTGCGTGAGCTGGCCATAGCGCGTGATAACCGAGCTGTTGAGCACGGCAGAGTGCGAGGCATTTGCTAGCACCCCGGTCATGCGCCGCATGGACAGCGCCCCGTCGGCCTGCACCGGCATATAGGCGCCGAGCAGGAGCATCAACTCGCGTTCGATAAAGGCCTTGCCATCCGTCTCTTCCAAGCCGGCGAAGCGAACGACGATCCCTTGTGTGTCATCACTCGGGTCCCACCAGTCCGTACCAATGGTTGTAAAGGCGGAGGTCTGCACAAAGGAGGCGCTGACTCCGAGGTTCCACCCGGAAGGCAACGTCGCTCCACCCTGGTTATAGAGGGCCCCGGTCAAGATCGCCAGAGCCAACTTTGGGGCGGGCATCTCCAGGTAGACGTACTCTTTCGCTTCCGGTTGCTTATTGTCCTGGGCATCGGATTTTATTTCGTGCTTGGCGACCGCCGTGCCCAGTGCGCCGCGCTTGACATTGGTGAAGGTCGTGGCGGTGACACCGGAATTAGGGCAGCGGATAACCTCCTTGTCGATAAGGATATAGATATACTCATCGCTGGCATCATAGCCGTCATCCCCAGGGCCGAGGCCATAGGTGTCGCTGTAGCTTGTGCCGTGCTCTACCGCCGTAAATATCGAGGTGTCAAGGACATTGATGGTGGTATAGTCTGCCGCGTTCGGGTCATCCGTCACGGTCTGCGTGATATTTGTCTTGACGTCGGTGAATATTTTGTCCTTCAGCTTTCGCTGCACATCCGCGCACTGAATGGAATAGACGGCTTTGTTATAGGATACGGACTCGACTATTTGTGTCTGAACGAGGATGTAGTCATCCCAGGAAGTCAGCTCATCGTAGCCGACGTATACGCGCACCGTTTTGTCGCGCAGCCCAGCGCCCCCGGTGAGCTTGGTATTGAACAGGGTCGAAAGTGCGCCATCGACGTCCACCATATCAAAACTGATCTTGCCGATGGTGGCGCGGGCCTCATCCGGCTTGAGGCGCTGTGTGGTGCCGCTGACATCTTGAATCACGGAGTGTGTGTAGTCAGATGCACTCAGGCCGCTAGGCAGGAGCGCGTCACTATGTGATGTGAAATAGTGGACGTCCGTCTCCGCCGCATCGAAGGCGATTCGGATCACATAGCGCGGGGACTTGGCCAGCGCTTTGTTATAGTCTGTGAAAGCAGCGGGGTCAGTACGTGGCACTAGATAACTCGCACATTAAAGGTGACTTGGTAGATCAGCGTCGTAGTAACGCGCTGAATGGTCGGCTGTCCGGTGAGAATGACGGTCTCCGGGTTATCGGGCGAGCCGGATGTGCCGTAGGCATCGAACGTGAAGCCCTCAGCCGCCGCTACGGAGGCCAGGAATTCCTTCCACTGCGGCAGATCCGTGGAATCAATGAAGGCGGTTGTCACGACCCATGTATCCTCCACCCGGGAGAGGATACCCTCCGTGGTCCCGTCCAGGGCGGTACCGAAGTCTCGCGTGAAAACCAAGGCAGGGTCTATCCGGCTGGCCTCAAAGTCAATACTATAGGACGTGCTCGCGGAATGCCCTGAGATAATTCGGCGAAGTGCTATGTAGGTTACCGATGCCATTATGCCTGTAACTCCGTAGCGTTACGTGATCCGCTGGTTATCAGTACCTCGTCCCGGTTCTCCACGGCATCCTTGATGCCGGGGATGAGCACGTCATTGACAAACTGCTCATTACCAATGACGTTGCCCAGTATCTCGACTTTGAACGTAGATGGTGTTTTCTCGGGGGCCTGCTGGGTGGCAAGCGGTGTGGCCGCACCCGGGGGCAGGCCTGCGGCGGTACCTACCGCTCCGCCTTTCCCTGCAGCGTTAACAGCGGGGGGTGTTCCCCCACCGCCCTGGAAGGAGGCACTACGGATGGCATTGATCTGTTGTAGGCCTGCCGCCAGCATAAGTCCGGCAGGGATAATACCCAAAGGGTAGCCGCCAGCATTTTCATATGACTTCACCACAGCCGAGGGCAGCGTTACGGCGGCATTCGCCAGTGCCAGCCGCTTCTGCATCTCAAAGGCAGTTTTATTGGTACGGGATACCGTAGACAGCATCGAGGCGCCGTGAGCGAGGGCGCCCTTAACGTCCTGTGTTCTGATTGCATCAGAAAAAGCGAGGGCGGCTTCCTGTGAACCTGTCTCCAGGTTATAGAGCTGGTCCCAGTAGTCGCGCTGCTGCTGGAGTTTCTTTTCGTTGTAGTCTGATTGCTGTGCCAGCAACATTTCTTGCAGCGCAGCTTCATCTAGGAGCCTGTCCAATGGATCTACGGCTTGCCCTGCGCCGCCAGTCGCCCCTGCTGTAGGGACAACTGTAGGAACAGCTGGAACACTGGCTGCCGCTTCTTTGGCGAGCTGCATCTGGAAGGCGGCGTCAACAACGCCATCAATCGCGTCCTTCTCCCGCTGATACTGTGCGATGAGCGGGTCTATACGGGCGCTGAGGGTGCCTATGTTATTTGCGGCAGTCTCCAGGGAGGCCCCATAGGCATCCAGCGAAGCGCCTTGATCACCTAGCCCCGGGATGCGATCGATAGCGGAAGCAATGCCGCGCATAAAGATACCGAAGTTTTCTTGCACCGTGGCGAGGGACTTCTCCCAGGTAAAGGCGATAGCTTCGCCCATCACAGCGAAGGCCATCTTGATGCTAACGATGCCTTTATGGATCGTACCGAAGGCCGCCTGGAAATAGAGCGGCAGGCGCGCGACCTGCTCGCCGACGAAAGTAATGCCTGTCAGGGCCGCCTGCATCAGTGCCTTGAAGACATCCGTAAGCCCAGCCCGCCCAAGGCGGACGATGGTCATGTCCAGTTGGTCTTGGAAGTTGGAAACCAGGCCGGAGAGCGTGTCCATCTGCTGCTCCATGGCTCCCGCGAACCGGGTATCGCCTATGGCGAGAAGATAGTCCTGTATCTCCTTGGAGTTCTTACCGACCTCTGTCGTCACGCCCTGGAAGGTGAATTTAACGCGGTCACCCTGTGAGCTGGCCTTGATGCCGAACTCCTTGAGACGCTCAAACTCTCCCGTGGCCGCATCCGCGACAGCCTCGATCATCTGGTTGAGGCTCTTGCCCATAGCCGAGGCCGTGTTGCCGTAGCTCTTTAGCGCGGCCTCAGAGGGATCGAGCCCCAGCGCCTGCAGCTTGATAAAGGCATCGGTGAGCTCGGTGATCTGGAAAGGTGTGGAAGCCGCGAAGCCCTGGATCAGGTTCATCGCATCGGCGGCGCCTTTCGCGCTCCCTGTTACCGTGCGAAGACTCGCCTCCATCTTCTCGAATGAGGCGATAGTGTTGAAGACAGAGCGGACACCCATGGCGCCGATGAGGCCGACGAAGGCGCCTTTCAGGCTGAATAAATCATCTTTTAGTTTACCAAAATATCCAGAAAGTGCGCTTTTAAACTTGAAAACGGAGTCTTTTAGCTTATTAAAAGAACTAGACATCCCTGCCCTCAAACTGAAGACTGATTCCTTTAGCTTGTCAAAAGAACTAGAAAGACTTCCTTTTAAATTGAAAACAGATTCTTTTAATTTGTCGAAAGAACCGCGAGCTTTACTAGCGGCATTCTGTGCCTTCCCGGCGAAATTATCCAGCTCACGACTGGCGCCGCTAGCGTCGATTACCAGGTTTAGCCGCGCTGTCTCTGCCACGTTTCAGTGCCTCTCCACGTTCTTTTAAATAGGCGGAATCCATGTCCTTGATGAGTCGGACAAATTCGGCCTTCTCCTCGGGCTCGTCGATACCGTAAATGTCCATATACGCGACCAACTCGGTTAGCTGAATCGTCCCCTCCATTCCATGCCCTGTTACAGGGCGCCCCTGTGAAAGCATGATGAAGGCGGCGGCTATCCATTCCAGCTCCTCCGGTAGCTCTGGCCTATCAGCGAGTAGTGCCGGGGTCTTCCCTGTCCGCTCGGCAATCTGTTCCAGGAACTGCGCCTGATCACCAATGCGCGTATTCCAGGCAATCCACTCGCTTAGGGCTTTCCCGCCTCTTCGATGCGCTCCGCACGGAAGGTGTTCAGGTCAGCAGAGACGGCCACAACAAAGTCACGGAAGTCTCGGGCCTCATCCAGCCCCAGCAGGCGGATAGCCTCCTCCTTGCTGTAGGCCACCTCGGTGTCACCTTCCCGAATACCACGCCAGTCGAGCAGGACAGCCTCGGCCAGGGACTCGATGAAGATGCGGCGCTCTTGCTCATCGGTCAGGGCTTTGTTGTAGCCCGTATAGGGCTGGCGCAGCTTCTTCAAGGTCTTTTCGTGGTGGTGGTTCATGAAGCGCGCCACCTTGACCTCAATCTCAGGGTTTAGCGGGAAGGGGCACCAGACCCCGTCCAGCTCTGCTTTGGCGTCGGTGACGCCGATGTTAAGTGCCATAGTTGCTCTCCGTTCCTCCGTTGTTTTAGAATAGGCGGGCCGACGCAAGCACGGAGGACACCCGCGCCAGCCCTTAAAGCTTGCTACGATGCTTCGCTGTCATTTACCTTAATGCCGCAGTGAAGTATTCGCGCTGCGCATATAAGGAGAAATTTCGCCAAGATGAATCGAAGCTTGAACTCCTTTGTCAATTTCACATCGACAGTTAATATATGGTCAGGCTCCAGATGCCTCACATATATCGTCTGCTTTGTTCCTATAGCGGCCATTTGCGCCTCCGTTAGACGTTATTAAACCTTACGCAGCAAAGCGGCAGATCTGGATGGTGTTGTCATAGGTCGTATCGCGCACCGCCGTCCACTCAAGGGAGACCATCACGTCGGCATTGCTGCCCTCGGCAGTCACGGTGCCGCCGCTGTACTCCACTTCCGGGAGGCTGATCACGTAGGCGTTGCCGGCAGCATCAGCCACGCGGATATCCAGGCTCGTGCGGGTACCGTTCAAGTATTTGTTGTAGAGCACCTGATCCTCAAAGTAGGCCGTGAAGCTCCCGGTCACATCACAGCGGCCTGTACCGATACCGACAAAGCCGAGATTAGCCACGGCTTCCTGGCCACGCAGGTTGTTATTCAAGGTGATGGCTATCTCGTTCAGGTAGGCACTGGTGACTTCGGTGCCGCCCTCGCGTAGGGAGCCGATATTACTGACTGCGTTCATCACGTCATTCGTCGGGGCAGCTGTAGCTGCCCCCGTGCCCACGGTGCTGGTAGCGATGGCAGAGCTGCCGCCGATCATAGAGAATGTGCCGTTGACGATGCTGCCAGTGGAGAAGTTCATGGACATTTGATTGACTTCACACCCGGTATAGCTGATAAGCTGGGTGATATCGTTGAACTCTTTCTCCAGGGTATAGCTCTTCTCCGTGGTACCATTGCGGAGCCGTGCCCCGGTGACGGTGGCCGCATCGGTCTCGTCAAGCACTTCGGTAGTGGAGATGGACTCGACGGTCAGTACCTGCCCGGTTGCATCGGTGACAAGGTGATAGCCGTCATCAGCGGTGGAGCCGGTGAGCTTGATCCACTGCCCGGAGACCACGGCATGGGTGACAGAGGAGCCGAGGGTGATGGTGTTGCTAGTAGCATTCAGGGAGAAGTCAAGGTTTGAGGCCGTGGCACCAGAGGTGATAGTCTCCGTGCTCCCGGTACCTACGCCAACCCAGTCGGACTGCAGGGCACCTTCAAGAAGGTCGTCCTGGGCACCGTAGCTCAGCTCCCAGTTGATGTCGCCACCCACGGAGGCAGAGGTCTGCACGAGGTCAGTGACCTGGCGGTCTGAGCGTATCTCCTCACTAGTTGTGTTGGAGATGGTATAGCTCATGGATTCCCCGGTCAGGCGGAATTCGGTCATGGCCGAGGCAGGGGTCGTGCCCCACGTCGCCTCTTCGAGGTAACGGAATTTGACGCGGTTTGTATCAGCGATAGCCATTGTCTCTTAACTCCTGTTCGTCATCACGACGATCTGGCGCCGATATTTCAGCGCTCTAGCCAGCTTACCTAAGTATACAGTATTCTTATGACCGTGGCACTTGCCATAAGCTCTTTTTATTGCCCACTAAGGGCGCTTTTTGCGATAGTTTTTCTCTATGGCTGAGGCATAAACGATAAGTTTATTTTATGCCCGGCTGTCAGAAGTCCTCATCCCGCTGGTACGGCACGGACACATTCACCTGATACCAGCCGTCTCCCGTGGGGCCGATGGCCTGTATCAGCGGCGTGCGCGTGAAGAGGCCCGTGGTCGAGTACCGGCGGAGCGCTGCGGCGGCATCGTCAGCAATTTGCAGGGCGGGGGAGGCGCCTTGGTCTATAGGTGTGAACACCTGGACAAAAACCGTGCCTAAAAACCTGTCCCGCACCGCAGAGCTACCGAAACCCACCTGGCTGGCGTCCGCTGACCGCAGGGAAAAGCGCACCCAGGGGCTCCCGGTCGTCGGCGTGAACTCGATATTTGGCCAGGCAATGCTGACCGTGGGCTGACTCGCGCTAAACTGGGTATTGAAGCGGGCGGTCAGGGTATTGAGTTCGGCTTCAGAGCTCATCGTCCGTACTTATCCTCCAGCATGTTCACGGTCACGCGCACCATGCCATAGGGGGCCTGCTGCGAGGAGCCGTTTTCGAGGGCAGGGCCGTACTCCGTGTCGTTGCGGATATTAATGACCGGGTACTCCTGTGGATAGTATTGCCACTCGGTGCGGAAGAAGCCGGTATCCACGGGGGACAGCTCGACCACGCTGGCGTGGGCCTCGTTGGCGATCCGCACGGTGTAGGCCTGCGTCTGGTCCTGGAATATCTCGAAGGCATGTGTGATGTCGCTCTCGAAGCTCATGGCATTACCTCAGAAACAGGGTGTAGGCGATGGCCGTCCCGGCGGGCTTCACGGTCTCCAGCTCTTCCACGGTGTAGACCGTCCCGGAAAGCGTCAGCGTATCGCCGATAGCGGGCACCACGGCTAGGCCGCTGGCCGTGATGGTGAAGCGGATACGGTCGTCGGTCACTATCGTCCCGGCCATAAATTCACGCTTTGGCCGCCGGATGATGCCCGTCACAGTGTAGTTAGCCGTGCTCGCGCCGCTGACAGAGTTTGTCGCCGGGTTGAACGTGCCTCCCGTGACCTGTGTCAGCGCCCCCGTGGTACCGATTTCGGTCATCAGGTCGGCGAGGTCGTCGTCGCGTATGCTGGTTGAGATGCTCATTGCTGCTCATCATCCCCTACGTTATCAAATTGCCCTAGCGTAAAGAGGGCATCCCGTGTTATCCCGCCCGCATCGGGAATAATGGCAAACTTGCTCTGTGGCTGCCCTTCACCACGTTGTAGCAGTGACCGGCGGAGCTCTCTGTACTCCAGATACTTTTGCCCGTAGGATTTACTTAGGCCGTCAACGTTGAAGCCAGTCTTTCTTGCAAAGGAGGCAGCAATGGCTCCCGCCACGGAGGCAGCGGCGAAATAGACATTGGCTTCTTCGGCAACAGCCCAGGCTATCTCCTCATCACTAACTAGCTGATCGCTGGTATTAGTGTCATTGACCAAGAAGCGCACAGCATCTCGGCTGTTGGCACTGGGGTCGCCTGCATAGGTCCAGGTCATAGCTAAATATCCTCCAACCAGCCGAACCACGAGCCGGCGACAGTCGCGGCTTTGTCTGTGGTGAGTGTCATGGCGACCACAGTGCCCGCATTAAAGGCTAACGGCAATGGGAACGTATAGGCTTCCGATCCATCCTGTACAGCCAGACTTCCGAAGGGGAACAGGATGAAGGGCTCGATGAACTGATCCGTATCTAGTTCCGAGGCTGTAACGCGGATAACGACACCCGCCGCCGCTGTGCCGCTCGCAGCGCCGCCGACAGCGCCAGCGACAAAGCAACGCTTTCCGGCGGGTACCATGCGTGCGCTGGAGGTACACCGTACCGCCCCTGTGTTGATCTGGCCATAGGTTACTCCGCCATGACTCGCCGTTATCGTGCCCGCCGCTGCCGCCGGGAAATCACCATACGTTCTAATGTGTATGCAGTTAATAAAGCGGATGTTGGTCGCCACAGTGGTCACGGCAACCGTACCTTCCAGAAGGACGGTTTCTTTCTGCTCGGTAAGCGCATCATCCAGATAGTGTATCTCAACACTGCGCGCACCCGTTCCGGCGTCCTTATCATCATCGGCACTGGTACTGACAAGGGTCATCTGTACACCAGCCGCATCGGGTAGCGTAAAGACGCCGTTTGGCCAGATGACGCGGTTTGTTTCCCCAGCGCCCGCTAGGCGTTCGCCATAGGCACCGTAGGGCTTTGCCCCGGCGATATCCCCGCGTGCTATCATCAGCCGCGCATCGCGGTTCATCCCGATAGCTAAATCTGCGGTTATGGTCGAGGCGACCATTTAGATCACCAGATTGGCAGCAACCGAGT